GGGGCCCGCTCAAGGTTCTCCTACGCCAACTGTACAGCCTGAACAGCCCGCTCAAACTGCTTTGGCCCCCATTCTACCCCCATCCGCCCCGACGAAATCACTGACTCCTGTTCAAGAGAGACTAATGCAAGAACGAGCCAAACAAGTTCTAGATGCCCAAGCTCGGGGAGGGCGGGGACTAGCTGAACAGCCTGTACAGCCTGTACAGCCTGTACAGCCTGTACAGCCTGAACTTCAGGCGCCACCGCCCGCTCAAGGTTCTCCTACGCCAACTGAACAGCCTGAACTTCTGACGTCGGAGCAGCGGGCCGCTGAAAATGCTGCATACGGAGACAAGCTGGACAAACTCAGGGGATTGGCCATGTGGGATCAAACACCCGGTGTACCTCGATCACAACCCCCTCCTAAAGGAGAGGTCCTCCCGTCGGTTAAAAAAGCATTGGACGAACGAGCCCAAATGCTCACAAATATCAGAAATAAGGGGGCACAACTCGATCAGGGTTCACGCGAGTTGAGTGCTGAAAAAGAAGCGAATGCGGCGGGGCCTGTCGTCAACAATATCACGAATACAACAAACAACAATTCCCCCAAAACTACGGTGATACCTGGAATGCCTGGGACTAGAACTGAAGAAACGACCTGGCTTAGCGCGAATCGAGAAAACTCATGGGGAGACTGACGGCAGGAAGGCAAAATTATTCAAATAGAGATTCCAGGGCCTTGCTATTCACGAATCGATCTATTCCAGGCTCTGCGTTCAGTTCATTCCATTTCTTACCATCCCACCAACGTCCCACTTCTTCATCTTTCCAGAGTTTGTAAAATATTACATTTCGCGCAAGCATAGGACGTATCGGCTCTGTTCTTTTGGCGAAGACGACGACGAACTCGCTGCATCTCCTCCCCAAACCAAAACTTCTTAAATCCAGGTATGCCATCATTCACTGTTCCAAACTTGCCACGTGTGACCTGAAGCCCATCTTGGCAGCACAGAAGATAATTACCGCTGGCCGAAACTGTGGCATAGAGAAATGGCTGATTGCACCGACGAGTCAGCGGCTTACCCAGTGGCTTCATGCCAAATTGTTTCTGAGCATCACCACGTTCCCAATTCATGTTCCCATACCAATTACCCAATAGTCCCGCTTTCAATCGAGACTTCGGCCACGTAGAGGGCTCGTCCATCAGAACAATCATTTTCAAATCAGGACCCCAATACTTCCAGGGCGTGGGTGCATTCTTCGGAGCATCATAGTATTGATAAAACGGATAGCCGCTTTCATACGCTAGTTGCTCATATCGGGCAGGATCGCCGTATTGATCGACATAGAGAACATTGGCTCCTGCATCAAGCAGCGCCTTCATATTCACGGCTCCTGTTAAGAGTTTTGTGCCATTAGTGGTAATTTGAATTTGTGTCTGCGGTGCCAGTGATCGTGCAATTGGGAGCAGGCGTGTCAGTTCAGGATTGAGCGTGGGCTCTCCGACATATCCGCACAAATCCACTCGGACCGTGGGTGATATCTCATTCAGAATAGAGAATGCAGAACGCCACGTTTCCTCGGTCATCAACTGATTATAGGATTTCGGAATAAGGTCAGCGCAACAATGGGCACAAGCAAGATTGCATCCAAACGCAGGTTCAATACTCCACACAAGAGGTGTCTGTGAACCAAGCGGATGAATCTTTTTCGGCTGTTTCACCTTCAGAAACGGTGGGCTTTTAAGTTTTGATTTCGATCTGATCGTTGCAAAGAGTTTGAGTTCTGTAGCCATAATTTATTCCTTCACAGTAAAAGCGACCTCCCCACCTAGCCTTTCGGCAGACCACCTTGTGATCTTGTCGGTGGGGAGGAACCTTTACGCATGGGCGAACTTATTTAGTTTTCAGCCCCGTCAGCAATTTCATTAAACATATCGAGGGTCTTAGAATTTTCATCCGACAACACCTCGCCTTCATCATTATCAAAATTTCTGGCGATAGTCTTTCGCTGAATAGCCTTATCAAGGGCATTCGAGGCAGGACGTTGATTCCGCTCTTTGAAGCTCTCGAACTTGTCCTTGATTTCATCATAGGACTTGAACAGCGAGGGATCAATAAATGGATTCAGCGCATAACCTGATTCCCAAATCTTTCGAATTTCGGCATCAGTCTTGGCAATCGGGCCAGCCTTCTCAAAGGCACTCAGTTCATAATTACGATAACCATCTAGCATTCGCGCCTTCAGCACAAAGTTCGCACCCTCGAACAAATGAAACGGATCGATAGGGGCTTCTTCTGCAAACGGCGGCTTAGCGGCCAGACCGATCTTATCGAATAATGACTTCCCGAATGTCACGACCTTGACCTTACCGTTGAGTTCAGGATTGACAGGATCATTGATAATCAGAGCGTTCATATAGTAGGTGACTTTCCGCTTCTGTAGTCTCCCAATATCAATGTTCGCCTGAATCTTAGACGACCAGAGCGTGGTATTATCCTCGCACACGGGGCAATCTCGCCCGATGGTCGTGGGGCAATCGACACGAAACCACTTACCATTTGGCGTCTTGAACGAATGCCGATAATGACGAACCCAATTTGCGGGTTCATTGTATTCAGATTCGATACGAGGTAAGAGTCGAACGACGGCTCGTCCATTACCAGCAGCATCAACCTCAATAAACCACAATCGTTCATCTTGATTGTACTTGTTGTCTTGCGTCAGGGCTGCGGTTAGTTTACTTAGATCATTTCGTTTTAGTGAGGCAAATACATCAGTCATTTTAGAACTCCTTTGAATTGTAAAAGTAATAGTTGTTAAATAAGAGATACAAGCATTTCAGCATTTTTGGCAGTCAACTGATTGAACGTCCCTTCACAAAAGGGAGCATACTTCGTGAACAAAAGCCTAAATGCTGGCCATTCAATGTCATCATGAATGGCTGTGTTCCAATGTTCAATGCAATGATGTACCTTGTTGACAAACACGAGCGTATCGAGCGTAATCTCCTTTCTTTGGAACAATTGAATAATTCGCGGCAAGCTGCCCCACTCTGTACAAGCAATCAGCTCGGTGATGGGACCGTACTCTTTGAGTTTCATTAGGTCCGATTTGAGATAGTAGGACACCGCTTGCTTTCTTTTTTGATAATTTCTGAATACATCCATTGTCTCTTCCGTGACCATAGCGTGTTTGAAGAAATATTGATCATGGATACGGTTTGAGACTAAGAAATCAATAATCACCTCCTCGTGTTTGAATTTTTTAGCAAGGAACTGAATGAACATTTGTCGATAATGTCGATTCCTCTTTCGTTTATTGACTGTGCCACGATACTTAAAGAAGTCGTAATTTGTAGTGCCGAAATGCAAACGGATCGATTCATATAATATCTCAACACGTTCAGGATCAATCATGCTACTATTACTTAGTTAATCTCCTTCCAGCTTCCAGAATCGGAAGATTTGTTCATTTCATTTTTCCTTTTTGTTTGAATGAGAGTTAATATTGAATTTCATATTTTCGGCGGTCATGGTTGCTCGTCCCATCGTCGTAGAGCCTCCATTGTCGTCAATTCAGGCACCACGGTTGAGCTATATCGGCCAGTGGTGGCATGGCCGCACAGTCGTACAGTTGCCCACTTGACTAACCATCTGGGCAGTCTCCAGGCGATCCACATTTGCAGACGTTCTAGCTTGTTGGTCATGGCTACTCCTTTCACATTCACAGAGACAATCTACCACGTCTCGGTATAAAATGCAAATCCTCAGCGGTCTGAGCGAGCAGGGCTTTCAACTTCTCATTCACCAGAAGTCCACCTGTATCAATATCCATATCACGCTCTTCCAGCACCATCAGTACCGCCTCAATGACATTGACCTGATGCTTTTTCTTAGTATCAATGACAGTCTGAAAAAACTGTTCTTTCTCCTCGATGGTTGCGGTCATTATTCGGTTGCCTTTCCTGATTCATGCACAAGCTGCTGATAGAGCATTTCCAGTTCCTTGTGCTGAGCCTGTTCCTCGCTAAAATTCTGCTTATGGAAAATCTTGACCAAACCGCGGACAGACTTCTTATCGATATTCAATTCCTCTGCAATTCTCTTGGTGGCCTCGCGGACATATTCACGCTCTCCCTCACTTCGAGTCAGGCTCTTATCCATTTCCTTGATCGCGCCCAGGAGTTTACCTCGCTGTTCACTCGTCAGAGACGTGGCTCCGCCCTTCTTCTCGGACTTCATTTTCACCGTAAACTTTCTCAATCGCATCATCATTCTCCTTTATTAAACTCGATCACGATAAAATAAATGATCCCCAATTTGAGCCGTAAACTCCTTTTGTTTCGCCCAATGGGGCATGACATAGGACGCATGAAAATACTTTGCTGTTCCGATTTTCTTAATTGTACCATATTCAAAGCTGTTTGTCAAGCTACGGCGCGCGATCATCGTAGATTCTTTCCACCATTCCGCATTGATTTTCTTGCTGGGTATCTCACAGTAATATGAGAACTGACAGATCAATCGATCCCGAATTCGAGTGGATTGATGCACCACACCGCAAATACTCTTGGCATAATGGGGCTGATTCACACGATTCAGAATCACCAGGGCTACTGCTTCTTTACCCTGTCTCGGTTGATTTCCTGCTTCATAATAGATCGCCTGAGTTAAACAGGCTTCCTCTGTTTTAGTTATCTGTGGTGGCGTACCCCAGGTACGGTGCATCACGGTTTGATCAGAAGTGATATATCGAAATGCCTGACCTACTGTGGTCGGCTCAAATAACCAGATCGTGACGATGAAAACAATCAGTGGTAATAGTTTCGCTCGAAGCGCAACCATACTTTAACCTCGCATACAGGGTGAATTGCTACTACTTCCGAAGCCATCCTTGAAATTTGACAATGGCTTTGTTGACCAACCAGCGTTGAAGAACATACAGTATACCAGCGGCAATAATCGCAACTGTGAGGGCAATCAATATCCAAGATGATGTTTCAAAATGTGCTTCCATAAGAACCTCCCGAAATAGTCGCCGCACCGTTGTTTGTATACCCATTGGAAATGAATTGAAAAGAAGAGGGGTGAGGCGTGTATGGTCTGTCTAGTAGTATTTATATTTTATTGGTAGCAAACCTCTCGATTCTTCTATTCAGTTCGGGAATAAATTGCTGTTTGTCCTCATGAAACACCTGTGGCTTCGTAATAGAAAAATCATCCACTGCGATCAAGATAGTGATAGAGGGCACGATCAGATTGTTTAGTTCTTCCAGGGCCAGGGCATAGATCGTACTCTGAAGAAAATAATCCATGATATGCTCTTTACGCTTGGGCTTATTAGATCGCTTGAAATCGGTAATACAGGGTATACCATCCCAGAGTCCAAACAAGTCTAATCGTCCCGCAAGTTTCAGTCTATGACTATACACCTGTCGCTCCTGAGCATAGACCATTGAGACATGCTCTTGCAGCGTGGGAACTACCTGACGAAGCAATCGCTGAACATCGGATGAGGTGGCCAATTGATCGAATGTAGACCACTGATTGTTCAGAATTTTCTCTAGACTCTGGTGCATTTTGGTACCCTGATTAGATGCAGCCGTGGCAATACTCTGAGCTTTATCTTTCCCCAATCGCTCTTGCCATTGTAGCAGCCCGTCCTTCTTATCAGTATTCGTGGCAGCAAGAAAGGACGTGACCGATTGGTATTGAGTCCCGTCGGGTAATATGTAGTATCGTTGCCCATCCCGATTCGTCTCGTTCAGCACAAGACTCTCGTGCAGGATTGCTTGGTGAGCCCC